GATGAAGTTGGTGCCCATGAAGCGTTTGACGCTGCCGTCGACCAGGACCGCGCTGTTGCCGTAGTCCTTGTTGACCACCTGGATTTCCTTCAGCAGGGCGTCGTGCTCGTAGCTGCCGATCGCCGCAAACACCGGCTCCATCAGCTCGCCCTTGTTGGCGGTCATCAGCAGGCGGATACCGTTTTGCAGCTTCGCCACGTTCAGGCTCGAAGCGGTGCCGCCGGTGTTGACGCCCACATCGTAGGTGCCGGAACCGACCGTGCCGAAAGTCTCGGAGGTCGTGCCGTTCTCGCCGGTGTAGTTCGTGCCGAAGATCGCGGACAGAATCACGTCATCCTTGACGCGGTTCATTGCAGCGGCGCCGGCCATCGCATACGGGCTGGTCAGCTCGATGATGGCGCGCAGTTTGTCCTGGTTGTCGATCAGCGAAGCCCACTCGTAATCCTTCGGGTGGACCCAGCGTTTGTCTTGCGACAGATCGAGCAGGGGGGTGTCAGCGTGACGGCTGGTGCGTTCGACAGCGGTGGCTTCACCGAACTGTTCGACCACACTGGCGGCCTTACCGACAAAAGATTGAACCATGACCGCGCCAGCGAGGCGCGAATCGGTTTGCTGCAACAGTAGCTCGACGTTGGCCTTGTACTGTTGCACGCTCGCGGTAGTAATGCTATCCGGCATGATGTGCTCCGAAGTTAAAAAGTTTAAAACAAACTGGTATTGCTCTATCTGGCTGAGCAAGCCGGCTTGTCCCTAACCTCGGGGGCCATGCGGATTTCTACTTTGCGGGGGCTTTCGCCTTGTCCGCGCAGACTTCCATGCAACTATTGTAGCATAGGCTTCAGGATCTTCTCTGCCACGGTCTTCATCTCAGTGTCAGTCATCGTGCCGCGGAACGCGTTTACGCACTGCAGCACGAACCGAACGTTACCCGGTACGTAGCCCAGTTCCGGCTGGATGCGGTCAAGGCTTGGCGAAAACGCACGCGGGCCTCGCTTTCCTGTGGTGTTCACTAGCTCGAACGGAATGCCTGTTACGGCGCACCGCCCTGTCCACAAGTGCTCTACGTCCTTGACTTTTAACGTAAACGGCAGGCCGGCTTTCTTGGCGTGCGCCTGCCGCACCCCCAGGCTGCGACACCAGGGGCGCCGCATGCGGTGTGTCGGGTCGTAGGGGGTGTATTTCCCGGGGTTGCGCAGTCGCCAGCGGCGGGACCGCTCCCTTGCCGCCTCTTTTTGCTTCTCTGTCAAAGGCTTCGCTTTGTTTTTGGCACGGTACGCGGCCATCCACTTCCGCTGATACTCCCGTTTCTGCTCGACAGTCTGCGTCATTTTTTCTTGGGCAGGCCAAGGGTGTTGCCCTTCGGCTCTGAAATTATCCAGTTAAACCAAAAACTTGCGGTTTCCAGAACCCCGGCGGCCTGCCCTTGCGGGTGGACCATCGGGGTTTTGGCGGCCGCTTCGATGCAGCGCAGGCGGATTTCACGCTCGTCCATCAGCCGACAATCTGCCAATCGTTCGCCAGCAGATCGGTCTGCGATGCCAGCCACGGCACAATCTGGCCGTCGGCGGTGCGCATGTCGATGTGTGCGTGGTACTTGACTTCGGTGCCCGCCGGGTAGATGCCCAGCAGCGGCGCCCGATTCACGGTGAACTGACTTCCCGGAACCAGGAACACAAACATGCCTTTCCCGTTCCAGCCGGCACGCGCGACCTTTCCGCCCTGCTTGATGACTCCGAGTGCATCAGAAAAATCCATTTGCTCGTTCATGGTTGACCTCCTTTATTTGCCGCCGGGATACATCACAGAAAAAAGTTTGTTCTCCTTCTCCTGGGCCTGCTTGTGGCCCGGATGGGACTTGTCCATCAGCGCCTTGACGTGGTTCGTGTCCGCGCGCAGGCTCTCGAACTGGCCCTTGGCCTCGGCCGGCGTCAGTTGCGCCTGGAAGCCGCCGCCATCGCCCGCGCCAGCGAAGGTGTCCTCGCCCAGCTTGGCGCCGATCTCGGCGAACATTTTGTAAGTCTTGGCGTAGCCGACGTGCTTCTCCACGGCGTCGATCAGTTCCGGGGTGAAGCCCAGGTTCTGCGCCGCGGTCTTCGCCCGGTTCATCATCCGGTCGTGCCCGCCGCGCCACTCGTCCAGCAGGGATTGCTTGTCCGCCTGGACGTTGAGTTCGTAGTCCTTGGTCGCCTGCTCCTGCTGCGCCTGCAGCATGGCGTTGTAGCCGGCCACCAGTTCCTTCGCCTGGCCCTCGGTCACGTTCGCCTTGTGCAGCAGCCCCTGCATGCCTTTGGCGAAGCCCTCGTCGACCGCGACATCCTTGGGTAGCCCGATCTTCATGTCGTACTTCTCGGGCGAGTCCGGCAGGCCGAGCTTCTGGAACACCGCCCGCATGCCGTCCGGGTCGTCGGCGCGGGGCAGGACCAGCAGGCCGTTCGGGTCGCGCCCGATCAGCTTCTCCGCCCCCTGGTAGGACTTGATGACATCGGCCGGGTTGGTCCAACCCTTGTTCTTGACGTAATCAGCGACTGAGGGGTCTTCGATACCGTGCCACGCGGGCGCCGGTGCCGGGTCGCCCCCGGGAGCAGGTGCCGGCGCGGGGGCGGGGTTCGGGGCGGGTGCGGGATTCGGGTCGGTCATAGTCCTAACTCCTTGAGTCCATTGATGAAATCGTCGGGATGCAGCTGCTCCATGCAGGCGTTGTCGCCGTAGGCGCATTTCGTGAAGTGGAACACCGTCATCGGCCAGTTCGACTGGCAGCCGTAGCACTCCAGGTCGCGCGGGCCGACGTAGCGGGCACGGAACTCATGGCCGCCATGCCGCGCTATGTACCGATGTTTTGGCAAGGTAGTACCAGAAGCGAACACGATCGGAACGTCGGTCGTCCCTGCCAGGTGCAGGGTGCCGCCATCAACTCCGACCACCGCCTTTGCGTGCCCTAAAATGTCGCGTAAACCCAACAAAGTAGTTTTCTCGCGCAGGTCGGCGCACTGCGCCAGCACGTCGGGCGGCAAGCGCATCACTTCGTCCCGCAGCACCACAGGCTTCAGCTGCCCGTCGATCTGCGTGTGGGTATGGCTGGTCTTGGTGCCGACCAGAACCGGCGTGTAGCCCTGCTCCAGGCACCACGCCATGATCGGCCCCATGACGTGCGCTTTGAACAGCTTGTTGTCGCTGGTCGCGCCGACCGGGAAGACGACGTACGGCTCGTCCAGCAGCGGGTAGCGCGGCCCCAGCGGCGCGGCCGTCGGGTAGGAGCGCTGCAGCATGTTCTCGGGCCGGGCGTTCAGCAGGAAATTGAAGGCGTAGTCGACCATGTGCACACGGCAACGTGTATGGGTGTCGAACAGCGCCGCGTTGTAGGCGATGGGCCCCTCGTTCCAGTCCTTGCGATCCTCCGCCTTGGCCGGGAAGGTCATGAAGTCCCGAATCTCGAAGGCGCCGTAGGGCTTCAGCAGGTGCTCGACCAGTTCGATCTGCCACGGCGGAACCCACACGCGCATCTTCATGCGCTCGGCGTAGAACTGCCGGGCGAACACGATGGCCGGCAGGGACGAGATCATATCCCCCAGCGCCGCGTGGTTCAGGACAAAATTCTGGATTTCGTGACTCAGGACTTGCTTACCGTCGCGGTACATCAGTCTCCCTTCGGCATGCCGGAGTAGAGTTCCCACAGTTCGTCGGTGGTCAGGTTCAGGTGGTTCTGGATCCGCAGCCACACTTCCCTGCGCCCCTCGGCCATCGCGTGCGCCCGCGGGTCCACGTGGAACGTCGACTCGTGCGCGCGGCAGAAGCGGGCCAGGTCTTTCAGCACGGTCTGCGCCAGCGGTCCCTTGAACGTCGTCTGGTAGGCGTAGCGCCGGTCGCCGAGCGCGATGCGCAGCTTGTCCAGCCACTCGCTCATTTAACCGCCGTCAGCACGGCCTCCCATTCGATGATGACGTTGTTCAGGTGCTTCGCCTTCCACGAGAGTTCGGGGTCGTCAGCCTTTATGCCTTCGGCGAACGTGTAACGGATGACCCCGAGGTCAAAGTCTATTTTAAAATACTTCCAGAACGGTGTCAACTGCTGGCCTTTTTCCGCCAGCATCTCCGCGTACTTCTTGGAGAACATCGCCATCGTCCCGGGCATGACCGCGTGAACGTGGGTCGGATCCTGCAGAAATATGTCGTGCCGCGGGTGGGGCAGGATCACGCGGGTCTGCGCCCCGGGCTTGCAGACCCGGTGCAGTTCCCGCATGAAGTGAAAGAACGGCTCGGCCGGCGGGATGTGCTCGATGACGTGGGAGGCCAGGGCTTCGTCAACCGAGTTGTCCGGCCATGGCCAAGTCTCGCGCCCGATGTCGACCACGACATCCGGCTCCTCCATCGGCTGCGCGTCGACGTTGACCCAGCCGGGGAGTTTCTTGCCCCCGCATCCAAGGTTCAGGCGAATCAACTGCGGGCGCCGCCGACGATGTACGTTTCCCTGCCCTTCCTGCGGCGTTCGGCTTCCTTCTTCTCCTCGTCAGTCAACTGCGGGGGCTTGGTGTTCACGTCTTCGCGCATCCACTGCGACACTGACTTCTTCGGCTTGTGCAGCATCTCGTCTGCGGCTTGCCCCATCAGGCACCCCCTACGGTTTTCATCACGGACGCGGCGGCGGGCGCGGCGTCGATCATCTGCTGCGTCTCGGCCTGCTGCTGGCGCCCCTCGCGGAGCTTCTGCACTTCCTCCAGCGAACGGGTCCACGAAGTCGGCGAGCCGTGGATATCCAGAATCTCCGGCATCGCGGTATCGAAGTTGAACCAGTCCAGCGGCGTCGGGTCCATCGTGTTCTTGGCGTAGTTCGCGGCCACGTCCAGCGCACGCATGAAGCCGGCGGCCTTCTCGGCCCGCTGCATGCGGGACATCGGGCTGTCGTACTCGATGAAATACTCGGCCGCTTCCGTGTCCTGCAGGATCGCCGGCACCGGCGGCACCAGGCCCTGCTGGAACATCAGGTCCAGTTCGCGCTCGATCAGGCGGCCCAGGAACTCGGCTTGCAGCCGGCCAGCGGTCGGGGCGATCAGCATGCCCTTCTCGCGGGCGCGCTCGAGTACTTCGGTCGCCGTCATCTGCGGCGTGTCGATCAGGATCTGGAACAGCGTAATCAGGAACGCGTCGTTGATGACGGAACGTTCCATCTCCATCAGCTTGTCCCCGACGGCGATGTTGCCGGTGGGCAGTATGTCGACCAGGCGCTTGCCGTCCTTGGTCATGGTGCCGGGATTGACGTGCCCGGAGCGCAGGCTGAACGTGCCGAGCACCCCGTCGTCGTGCGCGAGCAGCACGGGATCCACCACGCGCTGCCCCTGCTTCAGGACGGTCTTCTTCTCCTCATTCAGCACCTTGATGGCCGGCAGCACCCACTGCGCCGGGCCGCGGCCGTACGTCTCGCCGGAGGCTTGGGTGTAGCGGGCGGTCGGCAGCGGGAAGCTGTTGTAGCCGGACTCGCGCATCAGGTCCTGCGTGTCCTTGAAAATGTAGAGCGAAGCGAAGGGCATGCCCTTCGGGTCCACGCGCCGCGGGTCGCGGTCGTTGCGCGGGTAGACGCAGTGCAGGACTTCAAACTTCTTCTCCGCCTGCGTCGGGTTCTTCAGCATCTCGATCACGCGCTCGGGCACCGTGTCCCCGGGGCCGGAGAAAAACTGCGCGATCTGGCGCGCGGTCCAGAAAAACGAACGATAGAACGTGTCCACCACGCCGGCATGGTTCTCGACGAAGCAGACTTCCCCGAGATGGATGTTGCGATAACGCAGCCCCTTCTCGTTCTCGGGCTGGTCGACGAACAAGCAGCCGTTGCCGTAGACGCCCAGCCCCAGGTAGACTTGCTGGCTGTTGCCGACGAAGTTCGCCGCCGGGCGGTAGCGCAGGCTGAACAGGCGCTCGTTCAGTTCATCGAAGAACAGACGCACCGCACGGTTGCGTTTGAGCGTCTTGTCCGCGGGCACCAGCCGGTGCCAGATGTTCGATTGCGGTGTGGCCAGAGACTCGACGACGCTGGTGAAGCGTTGCGCGGCGATGCCGACGGTCGCGTCGTATTGCAGTTCGGTTTTCTTCTGGCCCGCCGAGCCGAAGGCGTTGTCCATGCCCCGACCCTGGAACGAGTTGCGGTGCGCCGGCACAATCAGCGACGCCGCCTCCTCCCATTGAGTGTCCCAGTTGCCCCGTTCCTTGCGAAGCGTGTCGAGCCGCTGGATGTGAAACTGCGTGAGGTCGGACATCAGCCGAACAGTTCCTTACCTGCCGAGAGCCTGCGCGAACGTGAGCCGGAACCCAACGGCGTCACTCCACCGGCGGTCCCGGCGCTGCGCTGCCTGTCCTTCCTGACCACCGCGGCGTCCGCTCCTGCTCCGCCGCCAGTCGTCGCGTCTGCCGCCGGCGCAACAGGATCCGGTTGCGCCAAGGCGCCTCGCGCAAACGCGCCGATGGGGCCGCTGCCTTCACGCTCCGCCAGCCGGGGGAGCAACGTCGTGTTCCCCATCGCAGCCAGGTTGCTTTTCACTTGCCCGCCAATCAGTGAACTCATCGTGGTGCCCTCAATTGCGCCCGCACAGCGGACCGTTGCTTCGGCGCACCCTGCGCCCGTATCCGTTCCATCAGAAAGAACCCCGGGTTCAAAGGCTGCACGCCCTCCGGCAGTTCCTCTGGCCCGAGGCGCTCCGTCTCCCGCTTCACGCGCTCGGCCACCCGCTTGTTTGGTTTCCTCAACCGAACATCTCCCTTGACGCGGTGCGCTGCTTTTTCTTCAACAGGCCCCGGTTGTACTGCTCCTCGGCCGCGATGTCCCCACCGGCGGCCACGGTCGACGCGCGTCCGCGGGCCTTCTGGTCCGCGATCGCCGCGCGCTCCGCGTTCAGCCGTTGATCTTCCGCCGCCTTGTTGTCAGGCGCGGTCGGCGCAACAGGCACCGGCTGCGGGGCCGGCATGCTGGGTTTGCTGAACAGTCCGCTCACACGTTTTCTCCTGCCATCATCTTATCACGCCTCGGTCATCCACTCGGACGTGCCCTCCACGCGCCGCGCCCCTTGCGCACGCCGCTGATCCCGGCGCCCGATGTTGACTTCCATCGTGCAGGCCAGCGCGTCCGCGTCGTCCGGAGATTTCACGCCACGGGACTGCATATCCTCCTTGGTTTCCAAAATCTTTTTGTTCTCCTCGCGCCCGCTCCACTTCCAGCCCCGATCGGTCAGCTGGTGAGACAATGTGCCCTTCTCGCCCCCATCCTTCTCCACCATCGCCCCGGGCAGCCAGTCGCGCACCCGCCCCCACAGCTCGGCCGCATGGGTCGCAAACTCCCCGTCCTTGTTCTCGGGTGACGCCCCGAACTTGACTTCGTGCAACTTGTGCCGGATCCGCGGGTTGCGCTTCAGGATGTCAATGACGCCAGTGCCCATGCCGAAGTCGATGCAGATCGCATCAGGTTGATACCTCATGTCCAGCGCATCGACCGATGCCGCGATCTGCACGTTGTCCTGCCCCAGCCACGACCCCTTTGTTGCGCTGCCGCAACAGTCCCGCGCGTTCCGCCCCTGCCGGAATCGCCACGAGGTCTTGCCCCGCGGCGCCGGATCCACGCCAAGGATCAGCGGCTCCCCGCTGTCGTAGACCAGCGAGTTCTGCTGCGCCGCGCGCACCGCGTCCCACGGGATGAACTGGTCCTCGGAAGTCTGCGGCGCCAGCCCCATGATCTCGATGCGCACGAAGTCGGAGTCGATGCCGTACCGCTTGATCTGGTCTTCCACGACCG